GTGGAATACGACCTGCACAAGGACGGCGTGGTCTGGGTGCTCGATGACAAGGGCCGACTGGTGTGTGAAGCCAGCCTGGTCAAGACCATTGGGGTGCTGCCCAGCAGCCGCCTGGAAGAGCAGCGCGACAAGCGCTTGGCTGGTCAGCGCAAGCGATTGGAGCGCAAGCTGGAAGAGGCAACTGCACGCCGCCAGGACGCGATCACAGCGCAAGACCAACTGCGCGGCATTGAAGAGCTGGAGCGCACTTTGCTGCCCACGCTTGATACGACAAACCCATTGATCTCGACGGACCTGAGCGCGGCAAGCGTGGTCGAGATTGATTTGCTGGACTGGAGAAACAAGGATGACTGAAGTGATGGTCTATACGGCCCAAGACCTCGACAAGGTCGATGCCATCAAACGTTGGTTGGATGAGCGCGGGGAGTCGCGTGCCTGGCTGGCCCGCAAGGCTGGCATGAACAGCTCGACGCTGAGCACGGTGTTGAACCTCAAGTACCCATCGTCGCCATCTGAGCATCTGAACAAGATGATGCAGGTCATTGAGGTGGAGACGGAGCGTCGCGGTGATGGCACGCCTGGCTATGTTGAAGGCTCGGTTCACAAGCTGGCGTTTGTGGTCTGCGACCGCACTCGCAAGCATGCCAACTTCGGGGTCTTGTGCGGCAACGTGGGTGTGGGCAAAACCCGCACGTTCAAAGAGTACGCCAACCGTAAGCCTCAGACGCTGCTGATTGAAAGCAATCCGAACATGACGGCGGGCTCGCTGATGGCTGAGTTGCTCAAGCAGCTCAAAGCCAATGTCTCGGGTGGCATCAACACACGCTTTGATGAGGTGGTCAAGGCCCTTCAAGGCACCAACCACCTGTTGATCGTGGATGAGGCGGAGAACATGAGTGCCCCGGCGTTGGAGTACATCCGGCGCATTCGAGACAAGGCTCAGATCGGTGTGGTCCTGGTGGGCACATCCAAGCTGCACATGCTGATCAAGCCTGAGCAGGGGCAGTTCGATCAGATCCGTTCTCGCGTGAGCATGTGGCCCGCAACCATTCAGACGATTTCACGCGATGACGCGGATGAGATGGCTCGGGTTGCGCTGGCTGATTGGGGCGACGTGCCAGACCCAGTTCTGGAAGCTCTTTGGGCCTTTTGCGGCGGCTCTGCCCGTGTGCTGCATGAAAGCCTGTTCAGCGGCTTGAAGGACTACGCACAGAACAAGACGTTGACGCCCCAGCTCATCAAGGAGCTGGCCACCAAGGTACTCAATTTGAAGGAAAGGAACATGGCATGCGCTTGATCAAAGCTTTGCACAAGAAGCTGCGCGTGATGTGCAGTGATGTGGTCTTTTTTTGGACGATTCTGGTCCGCGACGGTATCCACAGCTTTTGGGCTTCCATGCGCGTGAACTGGGCACTCAAACGTACGAGCGAGGCCTATACGGCTGTTGACCGCGAGCAGGACATGCACAACGAGAACATGACGTACCTGCGTGTTCGTCTGGATAAGTGCCGAAAGGACCTCTTCAAGGCGCAGCAGGAGTTGCGGATATTGAGGGAACGGCAAACATGAGTGCAGCGTCCCTGATTCAGGGCTACATGTCGGACGGAAGCCGACCTGCATGCGTCAACTGCTTGATGGGCAGCTTTGACGGAGAGACGGGGAAATCGTCCTGCACGCATGGCAAGTTTGCCGTAGATCCGCAGGGCTGGTGCCCGATCTGGTTCCCGGATCACAACTGGCTTGTGGAGCACGCATGTGTGGCGGCCAAGATGGGCATCCACCTGGGTGCGGGAGCACACCCATGAAAGAGGAGTTGGCTCGCATAAGGAGCGAGTTCACGGTCTTGAGCGACAGACTCATGAACCTCACACGCATCTGCCACAACCAGGCCTCGCTCATTGATGCGCTGCTGGACTCGTTTGATGGCGATGACGAGGCAGCGCTGCATGACCAACTGAAACGGCTTTCAACGCACCGCGCAAAGGTGCTCAAAGCCCAGTCAATGAACCATTGAAAAACGTAGCAAAGGACAACCCATGAATGAAGCACAAGTTAAATCGATCCCTGCAGGTTACTGGGAAGATGCCAAAGGCAATCTGGTGCCGGTCTCTCGCATTGCTGATGTAGACAAGGTCCGTGACAAGTTGGTCAAGAAGCTGTGTGATCAGGCCAAGAAGCAAAGCAGCATCCTGGCGGATGTCAAGGGCGAGGCTTTCGCCGAAATTGATGCCTTCCTGGATGCATGCGCCGGTGAGTACGGCGTCAAGCTGCGCGGCGCCGTCGGTAAAGGCAACTTGACCTTGACCACCTACGACGGCAAGTTCAAGGTGCAGCGCGCTGTTTCTGACAACGTGACGTTTGATGAGCGCTTGCAGATTGCCAAGGCCCTGATCGACGAGCGTGTGCATAGCTGGTCTAAGGGTGCCAACAAGAACCTGCAGGCCATGGTGTCTCAAGCCTTCGATACAGACAAAGAAGGCAAGGTCAACGTGGGCAAGGTGCTGGCGCTGCGCCGCCTCAAGATTGAGGACGAAGAGTGGGCCAAGGCGATGACCCTGATCGCTGATGCGATGAAGGTGGTCTCCAGCAAGAACTACGTGCGCTTTTATGAGCGCAACGATGCGACAGGCGAGTACCAGCCGATCCAACTTGATATTGCGGGAGTGTGAGATGTTGAGCCGCATTTACATCAGTCTTGTTTTGATCGCGCTGGTGGGCATCGTGTCGGTGGCCGCGTTCCTTGAGAACCCTGAATGGATCGTACGCATGACATGTGTCGCAGCGCCCATCGCGGCTTGCATCGTGTTGGCCGATAGCCGTCGGGACAAGAAGACACCGTCTGCGGTCCAGCCCGAAGGCAAGCCCCAACACCTGTTGCGCAAGCAGTCGCCAAGCTAGGCAACCCAAACCGCTACCAGTTACCTCCTTGGTCTGCACTGCAGATCTTTCCCTGGGCCATGTTGGCCATGTGCCCAGGGGTTTTTTTAAGTGGCCTTTGTTGGCCCTTTAAATAAACCAACAAGGGACTTTCAATGAGCACTCAAGGCATGTTGTTTCGCACACAGTCCAACTCGATCCTGGCCCGCGCTCTGCTTGAGTTGCTTGATGTCCAACCGCGTCGGTACGTGACGGTTATGGAAATCGCTCAGCGCTTTGACCTGGATCGGGCTCGCACTGTTCGAGCCATGCACGGTGCGGTGGAAAGCGGTGCGATCCAGCAATCGTTTTTCTATCCCAATGCGGTCTATTTCCTGCCTGAGGAGTTCGTGGTGATTCGCGCCACGCAAGGCAGCAAAAAATCCATTGAGGTGTGGGCGACCCCTTTTGGCGACGAAGAAGATGCGCAAGCCGATATGCCGATGCGCGCAACGGTGCGGGCAAGCGATGTGCCGCCCATTGAGTGGGATGGACGCAAGCACCTGATCAAGTTGCCTTGCCAGGACGCAGTCAACCAATACATGACCGTCAGCCTGGGGCCGTCAAGCGTCTTCCAACTCGGTGACATGCAGTAAGACATTGAGAGGTTCTATTTATGACAACGGCAACAAAGTCCAAAGCGCAATTGATGCGGGCAAGCGATATCAAGCTCATCAAGATGGGCCAAGCTGCGCTTGGCCTGGACGATGACACCTATCGCGCAATGCTGGCCAGCATCAGCGGCGGCAAGACATCGGCAAAGGATTTGGACTGGCAACAACGCCAGGCTGTGATCAACCGCATGAAAGCCAGTGGCTTTGTGATCAAGCGCACCCATGCGTCTTCTCGGGCCTGGGATGACGGGATGAGCAAGCTGCGTGCGGTTTGGTACGCGCTTGCTGACGTCGACGCAGTGCAGCGCCCCAAGACGGTTGAAGAGTTGGACGCCGCCATTGAGTCTTGGGCCAAGCGGATGCAGCCCAAAATCAGTGCCTTGCGCTTTGCCAGCGGCTATCAGATGCAGTCGTTGATCGAGGCTGCAAAGAAGTGGGGCGATCGTGTTGGTGCCAACATCGAGAGGTGAGCCTTGGATTCGACCATCCCATCCATCGAACTGAACCAACTGCCGCCGATGCTGCGCATGCTGGTGCGGTGCATGGGTGAGTCAGATGCATTCAAGTTGGTGGAGTCTTTGGGCGGCACCAAGCTGCGTGTGCCTCAGGCGTTCGTGGAAGGCCATCTACTTTTGGATGTCATCAGCGTGCGCGCATTTCTGGGTTTGATCAATGAGTACGGTGGCATTGACGTCCAGTTGCCCAAATACGATTCGGTGCTTAGGCAGATCCGGCACAAACGAGTCAATGCGCTGCTTGATCAGGGCTTGACCAACAAGGAAGTGGCGCTGGCCACCAACTACACTCAACGCCAGGTCATCAACATCAAGCAACAGGCCCACCCAATTGGCAGACAGATATCGTTGTGGGATGCCTTGCAAGCCGATACCGATGAACATGAACAGTTGGGCCAGGAGCCCGATGCGGACATGACCGTCATCAACCGATCACTGGACTTTGAGTGATCGCATTCCACCCAAAGTGGGGAGACCCCGCCTGAGAGCCTTCAAACCCCGTTTAAAAACGCCGAACGACCCCTTGTCACTGCCGTGGCCCCAACTTGGCCCCAGATCGCCTTAAAACGCGTTTTGGGGCCAAGTGCTTTTTGTGGCCTTGTTGGTCGATCTTGGTCGCTTTGAGGTGAAGCATTTCACCAAGCCTGAATTGGCGGTGATCGGCAAAGTGGAGGCATGACTACCGCCGCCACACCCTCCACTCCATCCCTGGCTATCGCGCAGGCTATCTCGGCTCAGTTCAAGGGCCTGGACGATTGGATCGAGATCTTCCGATCCGGCACGCACGTTGACAGCAAGGGCCGCCAAGCCGCGTTCACTAACGCCGACTTGGATCAAATGATCGCCAACCACAAGCTGGGCGCTGCCCCTGCGGTGTTGGGCCACCCCAAGCACAACGATCCAGCTTATGCCTGGACAGCGGACCTCAAGCGCGAGGGCGACTCGCTGCTGACCAAGTTCACCGACATCAACGCTGATTTTGAAGCGGGCGTCAAAGCCGGGGCCTATCGCAACCGTTCCGTGTCGATCTTCAAGGATGCCGATGCAGGTTGGCGCTTGCAACACGTTGGCTGGTTGGGCGCTGCGCGTCCGGCGATATCGGGCCTCAAGCCTGTGGAGTTTGCAGGCGACGACAACACGTTGGAGTTCAGCAGCCCCGAGGTTGATGCAGTGCGCTCCCTGGCCCGTGCGGTGGACACCTCTGTGGAGCTGCTGCGTGCCCTGCGCGAGTACCTCATTGAACAAGGTGGCGTTGAGCTGGCCGACCGCG